GGCATCACAAGCTCGACGAATGGCATACGCTTTGCGACCAGATCGAAAGTCTGCCTTATTCCAAGCTGATTACCGGCACTGCCGTTTGACACTACTCCGGCTGTTATGATACAATCATAAAAAAGAAATCATGCGCAAAAAGTACATCGCCTATTATGGAAGGAGGTTGTTAGGCTATGGCTGAACGCAACGATTCTCACCTTCTGGATGGTGGTGATTCTGTGGGTATGACAGATAACCAGTACAAGGGTATGCTGCTTGACCAGTTAGAAGACTGGCAGGAAATCCTTGACCTGGCAATCGCAGCCGGGAACACCGAGATTCAGAAAAAGGCCGAGAAGCAAATCGCGAAGATCAACGAAAAGCTGAAATTCTAATCTCTACCCAGAGGGAAGGGCTTGTGGAAACACAGGCTCTTCTCTTTTTATATTTTTTCAGGAGTGTAGCTACTATGACACCTAATGAGTACCAGAAAGAGGCGCTTCGGACCGCATCCGGAATGTCTAAGGAATATCCTCGCATTCTCAACGGCCTGATGGGTCTGAATGGCGAAGCTGGAGAATGCATTGATATTCTCAAAAAGCATCTTTACCAGGGCCACGCTTTCGACAGCGAACACATGGCAAAGGAACTGGGCGATGTCGCATGGTATCTTGCCATCAGCGCAGACGCTATCGGTTACGATCTGGAGACCATTTTCCAGATGAACATTGACAAGCTCCGCGTTCGCTATCCCAATGGCTTTGATGCCGACCACAGCCTCCATCGTAAGGCAAATGATATTTGAAAGGAGTCCGTGAAAATGGATGAGAAAAAAATCCACTCAATCATTGATGAAGCAATGGCGGCTCGTGACCGCTCTGTGTCCATTTATATTTCGCCTGATGGCGGTGTTTCTGTTTCGGTCTTCCCATGGCCAGACGAGGAGACACTCCGCAACATGAGAGCCAGCGGTCTGATTTCTCACAATGACTACCGGACACGACTTGGCCTGTCACCTATGAAAGACTGAGGAGGATCACGATGAACGAAAAAGTTCTGAGACATAAGGAAATCTGCGATGGGCTGAATGAGCTCTACGCACGCAAAAACCACGACTATGGCGACAGCTTCCATACAACCTTCGTCGAGGAGGGCCTTGCTATGGCCCGTATCCGTCTGGGAGACAAGTTCTCCCGTTTCAAGACTCTGTCCCGTCTTCCCTGCAACGACCGCGACCAGCAGCAGGTTACGGATGAGTCCATTCGTGATACGCTGCTCGATCTGGCGAACTACGCCATCATGACCGTGCTGGAGATGGACACGCCGGCTGAGGGTCATGCAACCATGTACGCCGAGGGCAAGCCCTTCTACACTGTTGGGGAGGATAAGTAAGATGAAAGCTAAGAGAGCACTTTGTATGCTTGCGGCGATCCTCCTCGTTGTTGCCATGATGCTGATGTTCCTGACCGGCTGCAACAGACAGGTTATCGACACGACGTTCAGCTATGACAACGCTATTCTGGCTCTCCCAGATGGCTCCATCGTCAGCGGGAAAATCGAGAGTTGGAAAGACTATGATGACGGCGATCAGATTCAAGTAAAAATCGACGGAACTACATATCTGGTTCATTCCGCCAACATTGCACTGATAAAGGAGTAATAATTATGTGGAAGCGCGAACTGATCCGCAACAAGATCTATGCGGTATTAATGGTGCTGGCATCTTTGCCGGTCGTTATTTTGGAGAAGGATGGTACTGTCCTTCTCCTTTCTCTTTTCTTCGGAGTTCCGATGTTCTTCGCAAAAGAAAACTGGATCATGGGAGGACCCGTTCATGAAAGTAAAGAAAGCCGGAAAAAGAGTGTTCGGAGCCGTAATGTCAGCTGCCGAGAAAAAGGCTATGGACATGGAGATACAGCGACAGCTCGCAGAGTACGATCGAAAGCATATCCGAGAGATCGACGCTCTGGTTCTGTGGGAGCTGCGTGAACAGCTCGGCTTCGGCAACAAGAGGCTTAAAAAATTCTATGACAACTTCTCCCGCGGCATCGAGGCTTTGATCCGTCGTTATGAGATGGAACAGGGCGATGATGTCTGGCTCTGTACCTACAAGCTGAAAGAGATCGGCTGTGATCTTGAAAAATGGGAGAAAGAAAGAGGTGACCAATGAGCGACCGAAAAAACTCGGAGGGCTACTCAGATCCGACAGCCTACCAGGCCATGATGAACCTTGAAATCGAGGAGCTTCGCTTTAAGAAGTTGCTCAGGTCTATCAAGGATGTGTGTGACTTGGCGGACTTCGAGATCGAAGGTCGTGTCGTTCTAATCGACAAACGGTCCGGACGAGTGTGGAGGTAGAAAAATGTTTAATTTTCCTACTGAAGATGTTGTGAAGGCATTTGAGGCCTTGAACGAAGCCATCAATCAGTTGGCTGCTGATATTGTTGATGCAGTGGAAGCTGTCACTGTGACTGTATCAGCCGTCCTCAATGATGATGCGCTCTGGCCAAACCGATACGGAATGCCGCCTAAAAAGTACGGTCAATCTCTTCAGAAACACTCCAAAAAGTTATTCAAGCAATACGACTACATCCCGATTATGGCAAAAAATCTTCCTTATCAGCGGAGAGCATTTTAGCAAAACCGTGTGAATTTGCCCCGGTTCTGTCTAACCTAAGATAGAATTCGGGGCTCTTTCATGCGCAAAAATCGTGGCCACTTTTGTTTTGAAAAACGGGCTTCTGCCCACTTTTTTTCGGAAACTTTGTAAATTTGGGCGAGTTGAGAGACTTGTAGAGACGGTTCTGGCCAAAAAAAGTGGGTTTTTGCCCGGTTTTATTTGAAAAGTGGGCGGGCTGAAACCGTTGGTACACAAGGCTTTGCGGGCTTTCTGCCCACTTTCCCACTTTTTTCTTTAATTAGTGTGAAGAAAAAATGTAAAAAATATATATAAGTGGCGAGAAAAAGTGGGTTTTTGACCAAAGCCTGATTTTCCTCAAAAACTCTGACTTTCTTTTCGTGTGCGAGTGTGATATACTAAGCTTGCGACACAATTAAATCTTCTTATCCGCTTCACTATGGGAGAATTACTTGGCAACAAGTGTTTCTCTCTTAACTCGTTATACCCATAGTGGTGGTAAGAGGATTGTGTCGCAACAATGAGAGATGCGCTTTTGCAGGGTGCGTCTCTTCGTTGGGGCGCACCTTTTTTATTTGCACTCTTACGAGGGGAGGACGGAGCGTGGCACGGCCTTACACTGAACAGCAAGTTCTAAAGAAACTGGATATTCCTGATTTCAGACATTTGACAAAAGAAAAAGTCATTGCTTTTGCGACGATGGTTCCGAAGATGAACCCCGAAGTTGCAAAGAAAGCTCTTGAGCAATTTCCGAACTTCGCTTCGACTTCACTTGATGTTTTGAAAGAGTACCGCAGCGTCATCCAGGAAGCGATGGAAGACGATCGAGAGAGTATGCGCAGTTGTTACGATATGTATAACCGCGTGATGGGTTCTCTTGAAAAAATGCTGGACAACGACGACCTAACATTTGAGCAGAAGACTTATATTCTCAATCAGATGCAGGAAGTTGCCGCAGCGGTAGCGGATAAGGACTCTGAAAAATCGAGGAACCGTTTGAAGCTCATTGGGGTTATCGGCGGCGTAGCTGCTGCCATTGTCGCGGCTTTGGCTTCGAGTCTTGGAAGTAACATCGCACTGAAAGAAAGCAACAACATTGATGATGACAACATAACGGATTTATGAGAAAGGACAGACAGCATGAGTAAAGGTAACGGAAAGCGTAGCACTGGTGGACTGATCCTCGATGTGATACTTACTTTCTGCACAGGAGGTCTGTGGCTGATTTGGATACTCATTCGGTATCTGCGAAATAATAGCTGACCCTCTGGATATTTGACCGAGACGCTTGAAAAGGTGTCTCGGCTTTTTTTATGCCCTTTTTGGCTTCCGCAGAAAAAACAGGGTCTTTTATGGAGAAGAGAGAGATGTGTTACACATTTCCCTCTCTCCATTTTATTTTTTGTCGAAAGGAGGTCATTTCGTGGCCAGAAGTTCCAGACTTGAGAGCGGATTTCAAGACCGTTTAATCGAGTCATTGAAAGCGTTGTTCCCTGGATGCATGGTTTTCAAGATGGACCAAATTCAGGGACTTCCCGATCTGTTGATTCTTTATGGCGAGAAGTGGGCCTCCCTCGAATGCAAGAGGTCTGCGACAGCTAAGAAGCGCCCAAATCAGGACTACTATGTCGAGAAGATGAACGATATGTCATTCTCTCGCTTTGTGTGTCCGGAAAATAAAGAGGAGGTATTGAATGAACTTCAACAGGCATTCCAACCTTGAAGGTCAGCACGCCTTCCTTGGTGCAAGTAAGTATCACTGGATCAATTACACCGACGATAAAATCGCGGACTCCTATGTAAGATTTCTGGCAACACAGAAAGGAACTGTTCTTCACGCATTCGCCGCTCAGTGTATTCTTTTGGGGCAGAAACTTCCTAAGTCTCAGAAGACTCTGAACATGTATGTGAATGACGCTATCGGTTATAAGATGACGCCGGAACAGATCCTCTACTATTCCCCGAACTGTTTCGGAACGACTGACGCGATTTGTTTCCGAAATAATTTTCTTCGCATCCATGATTTGAAGACCGGAGAAATTGATGCTCATATTGAACAGTTGGAGGTCTATGCCGCTCTGTTCTGTTTGGAGTATCATATTCGTCCAGCCGACATTGAAATGGAGTTGCGTATCTACCAGCACGATCAAATTCTGTACCATAAGCCGACTGTCGAAGATATTCTGCCAATCATGGACAGGATCATCACAGCTGACAAGGTCATCAACAAAATTAGAGAAGAGGAGGGTTAAGCTATGGACCTCGTAGAGGAAGATATTCTGATGCACTATGGCGTCAAACGGCGCTCTGGGCGCTATCCGTGGGGTTCTGGTGATAACCCTTACCAACATGGCGGCGACTTTCTTGCTCGCGTTGAAGAGCTTCAGCGGCTTGGCAAAACTGAAAAACAGATTGCTGATGAACTTCATCTTTCGACGACTGACTTGCGGATGCAGGTTCGCGTCGCAAAGCATGAACGCCGTGCTCTTCAGGCAGATCGTGCCCGTTCTTTGCGGGAAGACGGTAAGACGCTGGATGAGATCGCCTCAATCCTCGGTTATGCGAATGACTCTTCTGTTCGCGCACTGCTGAATGAGAATACGGCAGCCAATAAGAATAAGGCGCAAGCCACGGCAGAGATTCTGAAGAAAGAGCTTGCGGAAAAAGGAGCCATTGATGTGGGCACCGGCGTTGAGCGGCAGCTTGGCGTTTCTACCGGTGTTCTTCAAGAGGCTCTTTTCATTTTGGAAACCGAGGGCTATAACCGCTATGGCGTCGGCGTTCCCCAGGTAAACGACCCGAAGAAACGCACGATCACCCCCGTTATTTCCGTTCCTGAGATTGACCAGAGAGAGGTTTATCAGAACCTTGATTTGGTGAAGTCTGTTGGCGACTACCATTCTACTGATGGTGGCGAGTCTTGGGACAAGCGTGAGTATCCGGCGAGCATTGATTCCAGCCGTGTGAAGATCCTTTATGGCGATGAGGGTGGCGCACTGAAAGACGGTGTTATTGAGATCCGTCGCGGCGTTGCTGACCTTGATTTGGGAGATTCTCACTATGCTCAGGTTCGTAT